TTACTTATAGGTGTCAAAGATGGCAATGTAATCGTTATTTGTGAATTGGTGCTTGTATAGCTAACCAATGCGGTAACGGTTGTCTTGGTCTGCTTATGAATGATGTCAATATTAACTTGAGTCGCTGGGAATACAACATAAGGATATATGCTCAACGATATCTGATTTGGTACAAGGTACATATTAATATAACCATAAACTTAATTTTTGTTAAAAAAAATAGCCTTACATCTCTGCAAGGCTACTTGTACAATAAATATGGAAAAAGTTTATGACGGTGTACTATCAGGAGTAAATATTGAACTCAATCCAGCATATGTTGTAGAATTCAATGGTTTTGGTGGCTCTGATTCTTCTCCAATAAATGTTACTGAATAAGTCCTTGGGTCTCCTAATGCAGTTCCCCATGAACCAGCTCCCGTTGTAGCATCTGCTCCAAACTGCTCTCCCATTAACCAAAAGTTATCATTTCTATCCCAAACTACAATTCTGAATCTACCTTGTGTTAAGGTCATCATATCAGTAAAATCTTTCATTGCAGTTGTAACTGAAGATGGTTTGAAATTTACATTTAGAGTGGTAGTAAACATTGTTGTTCCTCCATTTCTATCTGATGTTGGAGCATATTCAAACGAACTTGCACCTTTCAATTCCCAAAAATATCCAGTCTTCAATACGGCAGCAGAATCTTTGATTGTTAAAACTGAACCAATATTTGAACCCGTAGTTTGATATGTAATAACATCACTCCATACGAATGGTATAAGGAATATCCCTTGTATACCACCGATGTATTCTTTGCAAGGCTCTAAACGAGCATCAATAGTATTACAAGCCATAATTATACCGTTACGTTTAGAACTACTTGTTGTCCAACATTAGTAGCAATGATGCCACCCGTAAATCTCATGATGATTCTTACATTTTGTGAACCATCTATATCAGCCATGTCTAACATTTTAACTTCGTTGTAGTTATCCAATAAACCCGTTCCAAAGTGTAAATCAGATTTCAAACCTAATACACAATCGTAATCGTTAAGACCCGGGCATAATGTTACTGGAATACCTTGGAAGTTCATTGGCTTCTCTCCAACATAGAATTGGAAATTATAGTTACCGATAGAAAGTGCTGCTTGGTATGCCTTCATTGTAGATGGACCAACATAGAACTGATATCCTTCTTTACCGTATAATGCAGCTGGAGATGCATCTAACATAGACTGCAAACGAGCAGCAATGTTTGAACCAGTTGAGATACCTGATGCATTTACTGCGATACAAGTATTATCAAGTAAATAGCCAATCATTCCTTCAGCTAATGTACCGTTATACCATAATGTAGATGTCCATATTCCAAGTTCAACTTGTTGAGCAACTTGTGCAGCAGTTTGAGCTAATACGAAATCTTCAAATGTTGGTGGCAATTTATCAAAGGCTGAGAAACCCATTTGCATAGATTCCCAAGTTTGTTGTAAACTCTTCTTGCAAAGAGTAAGGTTGACTTGCTTTTCAGCTAAGGTCAATACATACTCGCTAAGTGTTACTGATGAACCATCGGTGTAATCACAAGTAGAATCTGCAATAACAACGCTTGTGGCATAGTTACGAATCACTTCCTTGTAAGCCACATTTGGATGCAAGGTAATAAGACCTTTAGCAAGAGTATCGCCACTCAACAACGCAGCAGCGATGTATTTATTTGCGAACTCTCCAGCATAGGTGTTGGTACTTAATGTAGGACCAGACAATTGGATGTTTCTATTTTTCATTTGTTTTTAATTGTTGAATAATTGTGCCATAACTCGGTCTTGGATAGTTTCGGTTCTTTGAGGAGATAATTTAAACAATAGTTTATTGTCTGCTTTATTCTCAGGACTGAATTTAGTTCTGCTACCTTCTTCAGTTTGTAGCTTATTTTTTAGTTCTGCATTTTCACGCATCAATTCAGCTAATTTAATATTAGTCTGAGAACTCATCTTAGTCTTACCTTTAGATTTGTATTCTGCTATCATAGCCATTCCTTCTTCAGTTTCGGTAATGCTTACAATCTTATCTGCAATAGCGGTAGCAACTGCTTGTGCTATTTCAGGTGTAACTGCATCAGGTGTAACTGAATCAATTAATCCAGCTAAATTATCTACCAATGCTCCTTGCTCTTCGGTTGTTACTTCAGCAACTGGCTCAATTTCCTCTGCAAAATGTGTTTCTTTAGTCATTGTTTCAATTACCGTTTTAGGTATTTGAGATGCAGCATCAGGTACATTAGATGCAACAACTTCCTCTTCAGCAGTTTCTTCCCCAGCAGTTGCAACTTCAACTATTACTCCTCCTCCATCTACTGATACTATTGTTCCATCTTCTAATGCGTATTCTCCCTCAGGAACTGCGATGTTTCCATCCTCAGTTACTATTGTAATGGCATCGCCAACTGCAAATGATTCTGAATCAAATGTGGTTGCTCCATCCTGAGATTTCTTTTGAGCAAGTTCGATAGCTACTGACTTCTTATAGCCAAGTAACTCCATTACTCTATTTAAGGTATTTTTCTCGGTTGACATATATTAAAATAACTACTTAATTTACTTTGTTAGATTTTTCGTAACCCAATGATTTTATCAATACATCAAGTTCTTGGTTAGGTGTAATCTTCTCTGCTTTGATTTGACTATTGTCAGCAAAGAAACCTTCAATTGAGAATCCTTTTACCAATCCAGTCTTAACATATTCCTCCCAAACTTTGGTATTATCAACTTTCATTGATACCATCCAAGTTCCTACGGCATCATTTAAGCCATACTTGGCGGATTTATCATGCACCATATCTTCCTTAATCCATGACTCTATTAAGCATATTCCTGATAGACTTACTTGGTGTTCTAAGGTGGCATTATGTTGATTTCCCTTCTGCAAATAAAGTTCTGATGCTCTGCGAACCGTTGCTTTTGAAAAGTAGCAATGGAACTCTTCTCCATCTTGGTTCCTATAAATAGGCTTGTCAGGAATTAATGCAGCACCAATTAAAATTTGTTTATCGGCATCAACGGTAGCAAATTGGACTTGCTGAGATTTTAACGCTATAAAGTTGGACTCAATAGCTGGTGCTGATACTATGCTGATGGCATCAATACCATGAGCAATATGCTCTTCATCTAATATTAGTTCAACGATTCTCATTACAAATTACTAATTACTCCACCAATTTGACTCAAAGTTTTATTAACTGTATTGGTCAAATTTTTGTGTAAATCTGCTCTTTTTTTGGCTTCTGCTAACACCGAATCTGCACCAATTTCTTTTGCGGCAATTTCAACTTTTGCTATCGCTTGTCCAGCAATTTTTAACGCATTGGAATTTTGAACAATTAAAGATTCAATTTTTACTAACCCTTGGCGAATAGTCCTCAAACTATCTGCAACGCTTCCCATGTCTGCATCAATGTCTTGAATTACTCCCAATTCAACTTTATATCCTTTTTTTTGCATGATTGTTATATTTTTTTGGAAACATTATTAATTATTTATCCGTTTCTTAAAGATATTTTATTGCTTTTTAATTTAGCAATGTAATAATCTATATCTTTAGCAAAAAGTTTTAATGCTTCACCTTGATTTTTTATTTGTGCGGGTAAATCAATTCCTAAATCTTTTGCTGATTTTAATACATCTTCAAAATTTTTATTTGCACTTAATAAAACTGCACCAGCTGAGTTAAAATCACTTGCTATTTTATTTGATAACTCATTATAATCAACTACTGAAGTTTCTGCTTTAAAAAAAACATCGTTTAATTTTTGATAATTTTTATTAAAATCATCAACTAAAGCTAATTCATATTTAGTAGATTCTACTTTGCTGGATGCCATAAATTTTTGATATGATGTCTTCATACTAAATATAACTATTATTTTCCTATTGTTGCACTTTGAGAAATCTTCCTATCAAGGCTTGTTCCCGTTGTAACTTCCGTTGACACAACATAGGCTTTTGTTGGTTTCATTTTATCCCCGTTGATGGATGCATTGAGTTGAGTATTACTATCAACATTTGATTTGGCTATATTGATTGATGGTCCAACGGATGGTATATTCCCCCCTGATGGCGGACTCCCACCAATCTCTGATGCCAATTTACTTGCTTGTTGTTTAATCTTGACTACGTTTGCAATTCCAGTAGCAATTACTCCAGCCATAGCAATAAAGTTGAATGGTGGAGGATATGATGCCAATGCAGTATTTGCTCCTACATAAGTATCCATAATAGCTTGTGCAATGGCAATGGCACTTTTCATTTTAGAATCCTCTTTAAACAAAGCACTTGCTCCCGTTAACGCAGTAGTAATCGCTTGTGATTTGTTTTGCAATGATGCTAAGGAAATAGCTGCTTGTTCCTTTTCGTAATCGGCTAATGCTGCCGTATACTCAGCCTCTCCCGTTATTCTTGCTGCTGTAAATTCTCCATCCTTTGCAATTTTCTCAGCGAGTAATTCATTGTATTTTGCACTCCCCTCTACTTCCTTACTCATCTGCTCATCTATTGCAGTTGCATAGGCAAGTCTTGATGTCTCAATGGCTTCTAATTGTCTTTTAAGTTTATCCTTTTCGAGTATTTCAGTTTGGGCTGACGCCTCAAGTATTGCCCTATTACTTTCGGTAGTAGCATCAGTAATGGCTTTTAAACCATCTTTGCTTTGGTCTTCAATTCCTCTTATTGTATCCGATACTGCAATTTCGGTTTCTTTTATCGTAGAATCCAAACCCTTCATCGTAATACCCAATGCAGTTATCTGAGCAGTTTTCTCAGCACTTTGTTTATTACCTTGATTTTGTAAGGCTAAGAGATTTATTTCGTTTTGTATTAGTAATTTCTGCTGCTCAATTTCTTGCCTTTTAAGTTCTAAATTTTTAGTGATGGCATCAATTCTCGCTTGGAAACTTAATCTTTCGTTATTGGCAATACTTTCGTTTAAGGCTTGTTCTTCGGTTAAGGCTTTTATCTTTTCGTTAATCTTTGCCGTTTGAACAATGATATTATTAGTAGCTGATTTTAACGCATCGGCATTCTCTATACTTGCACTGATTGAATCTTTAATAGTGGTAACTGAATCCTTAAAAAACTTTGTAACCTTTCCTACTGCTTTCCCTACCTCTTCTTGCCTTTCTGCTTGTTTCTTTGCAATCTCAACATTCTCTGCAAGTAAACCGTTAATCTCTTCTTGTATTGATGCTGACTCCTCGGCATCTCCCGTAAAATCATTCCAATTTTTTCTTAAATTTAATACTCCAATAGATAGGTCATTTACAATAGTTATAAACCCATCAAGAACTTGGTCTATTAAATTCTCTTTAATCCACGCTGAACCATCCTTGAATGCTTGTACAACATCATCCCATGCTTTCTTTGGATTGGATATTGCGTTACCTATTGCCTCAAATGCTGGTGTTAATATTTCAGCCAATGCACTTGCAGTTCCACTTATGACCGATAATGCTTTGGTAAATAAATTGGCTACCTTTTCATTCTCCATAAGAGAACCCATAACGCTATCAAGTATTCCTTTACCAGCTGCAAGTCCAGCACCGAATTTAAGTCCTCCTATTATAGAACCAAATTTGCTGCCTGATTTACCACCCTCTTTTAAGGACTTATTTGTGTCATCAACACTCTTCTCTGCCTTCTTAAAACTTGACGCTATTTTTTCAGCACCTTTGGATGCAGAGGAGGTATCGGCATCTACTTTAAACTTTATATTTTCTGCCATTATAACTACGCTTTATTTGTTTAAATGTTTCCTTGAATGTATGGAGTGCTTCCTTATGACCTTTGGCTAAATCCACTTCATGAGATACTCCCATAAATTCATCGGCTTGTAGTAATGTTATTATTTTTGAGTACATTATATTATTTTTTCTATTGTAAACGATATCCTTGAAAATGTTACATTATGAGAAGAACCATCTCCGCTTG